CTTCACTCTCGTACTCATTAAGTAGCTCCCAATTAATATTAGCTGGCATCTTGGCAAGCATTTCTTCATACTCCTCTTGGGTGCAATCCTGATAAGGCGCTTGCTGATAAGTATGATCTGAGTGTGGCAGAAATGATACACCTGACATCTCATCGAAGTGTTCATATACAAATGCACCCACAGCCATCCACTCAGCATCCCGTACAGAGATAGTAACGCTAGGCTTATGCTCACACCATGAGCGTTGATACGTCAGCCACAACTCTAGCTGCTCTACTGCTGTCATGTCGTTACGTGTAACTGCACCACTGGGAGACTTTACAGGAAAGCTGAACACCACAGTAGAGTCAGGCTTCATAACGCAAGGCTCATTAGGAATTTCCTGATCAATCATGAACTGTGTCAGAGGATCTTTATTGTCACCACGCACAGTACGAATATAATAGGGGCTGTGACGAGCATGTATTCCACTAGCAGAATCAACCAGTTGTGATACCGTACCCGAAGGTTTAACGCAGCTGATAGCAGCACTGACAGGGATGCCAAGCAACTCAGCCCACTCAGCGTTAGTAGCCACAGCGATGGATCGTAAATGCTCAAGTGTCTTCTCCAATCCTCTGTTTTCATGTGTCATTAAAGGGTTGTCCATGATGCCTGTCATAGACACGCCAAGCAACCTCTCTTCTGCTGTGTTCTTCTGCCATACCTTACGTAAGTAGGGAAACTTAATCATGGTAGACTGAATTGTACCCAAGATTGTAGCTAGGCGTACCTTACGTTCAAGATCATCAATGGTATCTGTAGCACGTACAACACACTCCGTTAAGTTACAAAATTGATACGGACGTAAAATTATTTCAGAACAAGGGTTTGTACCAAAATCATAGTTAGGATCACGCCTACCAAACTTAGCTGCTTGCTTCTTGGATGCTTCACGATTAAAGATGCCACGCTCACCAGACTTAGACTCAACCAGAGACAACCACTCACGCATGAATGTTTCCATGTCTGGCTTCTCACTGTATGATACAGAATTATTAGCCAAGGCACGATGTCCTGCAGTCTCCCACCATTGACCTGACTTAGCATATCGCATACGATCATCACTAAGATTAGACAATGAGATCATAGCTGAACGCCTCACCCCACCCACGACAACGATCTGACCAATAAAGCACATCAAGTCGTGACATTCCATAGATGATAGCTTGCGTCCCTGTGCGGCCTTGAATGTAGATACAGCAAAGTTAAACAATTCTATAAGAGGCGCTGGGCCTGATGCTCTACCGCCAAACGTTTTAAGCCTTGCACCTGCAGGGCGTACCTGAGATACATCCCACTTAGGTATTTCACCAGCCCAAAGGAGTGCAAGAACTTGACGGAACCCCTTAGCCCAGCCTTCCTTACTGTCCTTAACGACAACGATAGACTCACTCTCGAACAACTCAGGCACTTCTGGGAGCTTGCTGATGAACTGGCGCTCAACGGAGAATCCAACTCCAGTCCCGCAGAGGAGAATGTACATAGCCTCATCGAAGGACTTAGGGTCATCTACGGGTAAGTAGCTACAGTTGTAGCCTGCAGTGTTGTCACGATCAAGCGCTGGGCCTGCTGTCATCATTGCCCTCATAGATGGCATGATCTCTTGTCCAAGGATAGCTTGCTCAAGGTCTTTGATTAGGCTGTTCTTTATACCCCCTACTGCTTTAGCTACTACATTATTCATGTAGCGTGATACTGTTTCACTATATGACTCACGCCCTTTACCGTCGAAGTATTTTGCGTACCGCGACTTGTGGATGAATGCTTGGTAATCTGTTGGTAATTCGTTGCTCATCTGTTGTCTCCTGATCCTTTAATAACACCCCGTCTTGCACGGCTGTCTAGTTTTTCCATGTTAGCCTGCAGTACTTCTGTTAGGTCACTGTTAAAGTAATTGGCTAGGGCAGTAACGTAGAACACTACATCACCTAACTCTTTGACTAGTTCATCTGGTGAGACTTTTGTAGAATCACGCAGCATCTTCTTGATCTTCTCTGCTACCTCACCTGCTTCACCTACTAAGCCTAGTGTGTTCTCAACTAAGCGTGTCTCGCCTTCTGTGACGATCTTACCTTCAACCCAGTATGAATAATCCTGAGTATTAACGTCTGCCATTGCAGCGAATGCGTCTATGTCTTCCTGAGTAATCATTGTCTCTCTCTCACGTTTAAGTTTTCTATTTCAATATCATCTATGTCATAGATAACATCTGTAATTAAGTCATGAATGTCTTGTTCATGGTTATCTTCATATGCAGATAGTATGTTGTTACTGTCATCTATCTTAGCAACAAAGGTTATACTAAACTTCTTCATGCATTCCCCTCTGTCTTTGTCCAGCGCCCTAGTGTGTAGACGTTGCCCTCTACTTCAACAGCATTGTCTGCTTCAAACTCTTCCTCTGCCTCTGCAAACTCATCAGGGAACATGGCTTGCATTATATCCGTTCTTAAGTCAGCGAAGTCTTCCCAAGCATCAGGGTAAAGCTCTAGGAACTTCTGTGCTGCAGACATAGTGAGTGCCTCATCTAGTGCAGCCCTCATACCATCTGCAGAACCAGCAGAACCAAACACCATACCTGTCTTGATGTTACCGTTCCACTCACCTTCTTCAATCACAGGGGATAATACTATAGCTACATCACCAGGTTTAATCTCGTAAGCCATTACTCTCTCCTCTTTACTTTGACACGTTGCTCTTTCATACGCTTGCCCTTTTCTTTCAGCCACTGTTCAGGTATCACACGATGCGCCCATTTGAAACCCTTCTGATCACACCAATCGCAGTACCTACTCTTAGCTCCCTTGTAAAGCTTTGAATTAGCATTACTAAATACAAAACGAATATCTAGTGTAGGATGCTGTCGCTGTATCTCTATATGCTTACGCCTATCTGCAGCAGAAAACAAGCCCTTCATCTCAATTATTATGCCATTGTCTAACTCAAAGTCAGGTGTGTAAGTACGATACTTTAGATCCTCCCATTCTATCTTTAGCTTTTCATAGGCTACGATCTTCTGCCTGTCCTTGAGGTACGCAGCAGCCTCAACTTCAAGACCACTGCGATACAAGCGAGAGTTATGTCTTCTAGCCATCTAAGTACTCAGGTGCAATGTAAGTATAGTCTACCTCTTGTGGGTTCTTAGACTTACTAGGGATGCTAGGCCGTGGCTGCAGGCTAGTGTGGCACTTGTGCTTGAAGCTACAGAACTTACATGATGATGGTAACACCCAGTTGCCTGTCTTCTTACGGTAGAATGTCTCTTCTACTGGTTCATAGCAACGCTCAAACGGTTCATCGTTATCTATGTAATCAGCTAAGGCTTGGATGTCAGCCAGCACGGCTTCCCTGTCCACCTCAGAGGCGTCTACGTACTTGAAGTGACCATTAGCCTTGTTCACTGCCCACCAGCCACCTACATCCTTTCCAGCGGCCTCTGCGTAGCCCACAAGCTGTGCCACGTACCCAAAGCTGTCACCCTGAGAGAGTGTCTCAAAGGATGCAAACTTGTTATCGTATGACCAAGGTGATGCAGACTTAACATCATCAATACGCCCATCCAACTCCATGTCATACTCACCCTTGATCTTCTGACCGTTAGGCAGGTTAAGTACAACCTTGTCATTGTCTTTGAAGTCTACCCCTGCTGCACGTAGCAGTCCCTTGAACACAGCCTCAACAATATCACCAAGGATCATATTCATTAGGAAGTGTGGTGGGAAGGGTGTCTTACCCTCTGGATCATTCTTCTCAAACCATAGCTGGCACTTAGGCTTACCAATGTTAGACATACGCAGTCGGAAGTTATCACGTGGGCCTGAGTTGAACTGCTTGTCCATAGCTGCCTCAACGTCAGCGGCAACCTGTTTGGTTACCGCCTCCGTCATTGTTGCTTCACCAGCCATGGCCTTCTGTAAGAAGTTAAAGACCATTAGTTCTGCTGGATGATTCATTATTCCACCTCAATGAAGTCGTTGTTGAGAATGTCATTAACCATAGCCTCATCAGAGGCAGACATACCCTTATTGCTACGCTCATTGTGTAGATCCAGAACCTTGCCATTCATGTACTCAACAAGATCAATGAAGTCTTTTAGTGTATCATTGTCACTGTCAGACAGATCAACGCTACTACCTAGCTTGGCTTCAATCCTACCAAACTTAGCACCTGTAGGAATACTATCCTCTACACCCATCATTTTAATGGTAGACATGATAGGTAAGAGATTCTTACGGTTCAAGCCATTCAGTACAGCATCAATGCTCTTGAGTGAGTCACGGTTCTTAACATCCATGACCACAGGCACATCAGTAAAGTTACCTGTCACAGGCTCACCCTTGTCATTGATAGGGTTGTCTAGTGTGACTGTGGCAAAGAATACCTTGACACGCTTGACTGTACGCATGATCTGTTTGGTAGCCTCAGGTAGTGACTGGAAGTCTTCGATGTATCCAGTAGGACGCCCAAGGTTAAACCCACCAACGCTATCCTTCATGTCACCGTTGAGTGAGTTAGACATGATAGACTTCTCCATCTCCTCTGTCTCACTGTTCCAGCGCTGCCACTGATTACGTTGAGCAAATATACGTAGGGTAATACCGTTGCTGTATACCTTATCCTCACCCTGGACTAAAGTGAAAGCACCGATTGGTACAACCTCTGTCTTGATTGTCTTACCGTTAAACTCAACCTCACCCATGATAGGCTGGTGGATCATACCGACACGTGCGATAGATGGTGTAGCCTGCTGTGCTGGTGCGGAAGACACACCCATAAGCTCAGCCATAGACTGTCCACGATCTGCTGCGATTTGTAGTTCATTGCTCATTTCTATATCCTTTTAATAGAGTCAAAGAGTACCTAGTTATACCTCATACATCCACTGTGTCAAGCCAGTTTGGCCCGATTTTAGCTTCTAATAATAGTGGTACATTCATTCTTACTCCATACACTGACTCAACTAGATCAGTCAAGCCCTCATTCATATCATTTACCATACCTAATACCTGATCTACTTCATCAGGGTGTATATCAATAACTGTTGAGTCATGTACAGTATTTACCAGACAGGATTGCATAGGCTCAAGACGCCTGTACATCTCATTAAGCACAACAGGTACAACATCACCTGTTGCAAAGCCCTGCACTGGATAGTTCTTGATCATAGTGAAGTGTGTTACACTCCCGTTTGACCTACGAGATATGTCAGGGAAAGCATACTGCCTGCCTGATACGTTAGTAATCTTATTGAAGCGCATTGCCTCCTCACCTAAATTCTTATGCCATGCTGCAATTCCCTTATACTTATCAATGAATTGAATGTAGTAGGCCTCCTCTGCCTTACTTCTACCATATCCTGTAGCCCCGAAGAGAGGAGCGAAGGTATGTTCCTTGGCTTGCTGGCGCGTTGTAGGCTGGCCTGCATCAGAGATAACCTTGGCTGTGTAACTGTGTACATCAAAGCCTGTGTTAATCTCCTCAATAGCAGTCTCATCCTGTGACAAGAATGCTGCCGCCCTAAACTCAAGCTGGGCAAAGTCAGATTCACATATGTAACCGCCATCCCAGCGAGACACGAACACACGCTTAACAGGGAATGTACCCCCACGTGGCATGTTCTGCATGTTAGGTTCCTTACCACTGAAACGTCCAGTAGCTGTCACACTCTGAGTGAGCGTGGCGTGTAAGAAACCATCATCCTTTGAGTAAATACCTATGCCATCCACAAACGTAGACAGATAGCTGCTGATAGCAGAGAAGCGTAGGTAGTCTTGCAGGAATGAAACAGCCTCATCCTTGTTGTGTGTCTTGGCTGTACCAATCAGGAGCGTCAGCTTATCCTTACTTGTACTGAACCCATTGGCACTGACCCACTTCTTACTAGGTGCAGAGAACCGCAACCCAGCAATCTGTTGTGTCTGAGTAAGCTGGAACCCACGAGTGTCACAGTCCTTGCACTTGTTGGGCTTAGCAAACTTAGTGCCATCCTTCTTGGTCTTGTATGTCTTGCCTAAACCCTCACAGGTAGGGCAGGTGAATGCCTTGGTACGATAGATAGGATGGCTGTTGGAGTTTACTGCTGAGCGAAATTCAGCGGGTGTGTTGGTGAACTCAAACAGTCCAGCCCATTCCTTCTTGTTATTCATACGAACACTAAACACAACCTGAGACATCTGCTCTGGTGAGTTGATATTGATAGGCGTGTCACCCATAAGCTCACGCACCTTACTCTGAAGTCGTGTCTCTAGCTCTGATCGTTCATCCTCAAACTGCTTTCTAACTTTTTCTAGTTCTTCAAGATCCACCCTGATTCCTGACATGTACATTCTGGTGAGGGTCTTGCAGGTATCGAAGGTAACATCTCTGACTGTGTGAAGGGACTTACTTTCTGGGGTAGCGTAGTCTGCTTCGATAGAGTGGAACAACTCACTAGTTGTGAGCAGGTCAGCCCTAAGATAAAGGCTAAGCTTACTGAGATCAGTTTCATTTGTGTTGATACCTTTCTTGATACATGTAGACAGGTAGTCTTCCTTTTGCTCAGCAAGGTCACGGCGTATGGCACAGGCGCTAAGAGAGATAGCATCCTTCTGCCCACGTAGAAGTAAATACTCTGCAAGCATGGTGTCATAGATAGGGCCATCATAGGTGAAGCCACTTTCCCACAGCCACATTAAGTCATGCCTAGCGTTGTGCATGATGAGCAAGGTTGTCATGTCAAGAACACTCTGTATCAATGCACGGCCTGCACCTGATGTATCCTTAGCTTCATTGTGATCTAATGTTACAATATGTAACTCTTCGTGATTGTCAGCATTGACCATGCCAACCTGAGTCAGCGTGTTGGTAGGCTCAAAGGGATCGTTAAAGATCTTGCCATCCCTCCAAGTCACACTGTTCTCAACGTCTAATACTAGTCTCATGTCTATCTCCTAAGCCGTGTAGATAGAACGTGATCCATCTAGCACACAAGTAATCTTTCCCTGATACCCGTTTAGTTTGTTCTTTGCAAGGTTAAGATAGCGCACTGGATCTTCATCCTGCCCCTCAACTTGAGCAGCCTTACCAATAAGTACCATAAGGTCTGCTTCTGCAGCCTTGCCTGTCTTGCTGCCTTCCATCATAGACTGGTTAGGATCTGTCCTACCCTCTGCCTCTGCGCTTAACTGTGACATCCATATCACACAACAGTCATACTGTTTAGCAATGTTACGGGCATGGATAGCTGCAGCCTTGAGGGTAATGTCACTGCGCTCACTCTTCATGTCAGAGAACTTGTCACCCATGTCTAAAACAACAACATCAGGCTTCTCCTGTTTAACAACAGACTCAACCCATGCCATGCCCTTACCTGTGCTTTCCTTGAACATGATGTTCTTACGCACAGGCTCATAGCGCATACGTGCTAGGGCTTGGTTCTCTCTTACTTCCTTCATTGTCATATTAGCAGAGGCACTGACGTAACGTGACGCTACCCGTGTGTATGCTTCCTCATTGCAGAGGATAATACAACGTGCGCCTTGATGAGCGAAGCCACCATCAGCTGCGATAAGAGAGGCGTGGAAGGATGTCTTACCTGTGTTGGGACGTGCGCCTACTACAACAAGGTGACCACCACTGACACCCTCTACCTTACGGGCTAGGGTAGGTATGTTGAATGACCAACGTGACTCAAGGGCGGTAGCATCTAGGATTGTATCAAGGTCATCATCTTCCCAGTCAACACGCAGGTTAGGCGTAAAGTCATTCTTGTATTCCTCAAGTAGATGACGCAGTGGCTCAAGGCTATTCTCTGTGCCATTCACGTAGTCAAAACCCAGGTTAGCCACAACATCCCCAACGTGCTGCTGAAATAAATGTGACAGTGTGTCCTGTGCTATCTCTTCCTTGATAGGCTCCGCAATATCTATGCGGCGAAAGAGTGCATCATATGCTGTACGTGTGGCGGTGGTCATGCTCTGATTCATACGGTTGAACACAGCCTGCAAGTCCTGCACATTCATGCTGCCATCGTATGTTTCCATGGCGCTGTCTAGTGCTTGCTTAATCTTGCGTACATCCTTACTAAAGATCTTGTCGGGGCAACGAATGCCCTTGTGTTGATTATAAAAGTCACGGTCAAGTAACGTTTTAATAAGAGCCAGTTCCATCATTGTTATTCTCTCCTACAATTATACGGTATATAACCTCAAGGGCCACTAGAGGCCACATGAGTGCAAATTTAATAGGGCCAGAATTATTCTCCTCAGGATCTTCTGGCTCTACCATGTGATATAGTAGTGGTACGGCTAACACATAAATGGATAAAGATCCAATCAAAAAGTACAAACCTTCATCGCTCATGTCTTAACTCCAAGTAATACGCCCCTTCTTTGCTATTGTATGCAGCTATAATATCTAATAATTGTTGGCTACTCATGATTAACATTTGATAAGCATCCATTTCTGGTTCATACTGTCTCATAAATACAACACCATCATCACCTAGTATAACCTCAACGTCTTCATGTTCATCATGCTGATCAAGTGTTGTGATTACAGAAGCATCTGATTCAAACTCAACTGTGTACATCTGGTTGATCTCCTACAAGAATGTTTACGTGTGCCACGTTACCATCAACACGAGTGATGACAAACTCTAGACCAGCCTTAGTGAGTAACAATCTTAGTTGACCTATAGGTATCATAGCTTCTCCTCTCCATTAAGTTGATTGATACGCATCTGACAATAGCGTTGAACTTTCTCTAAGTCAATGATCTCGCTTTGTACCTGCGTCTTACCCTCATACATCTTGTAGCCTGCACGGCTGGCATACTTAACAATGTTGCCACGCCAGAACTCAAAGCCATTACGCATGATGTATGTGATAGGTTCAATAGCCCACCGTGCATAGTGTGTAGGCTCATTCACGATGTCTGATGTATGTTCTGCCAATACATTCTCCTTAAAGTCTTCACGTTCTTTTATTAGACGATTCCATTCACTCTTTATCATTCTTCCTCATTCTCCGTAAGTGCATCCCATGACACAGGGAATAGTTCAATCATCTTACGATCAATCTGTTGTGCTACCTGCCGTGTTTCTGCCTGTGTGTCAGACTTGCACCTTAGGTTACACATGTCAGAGAAGGCATCAAGGCTACCAGACCAGTACCACTCAGTCATGGCTGACTGTGGCAGTACCACACGGGCTTGCTCTTCGCAAACACCTGTCTCTAGTAGGTATCTGTACTGCTTATCCGCTTGGATGTGAACCTGTTTAATCACTTCATCCTGCTGTATGCTAAGTATCAGAGGATCACCACTGCCCTGCTTCTTATCTTTAGCAGCAGCTCTTAGCTTAGGTTGGTAGAACTCTGGTTTATCCTTGACGTAACGCCTAGATATTTCGTTCCATCTCAAGAACTTATGCTTGACTAGCTGCCGTGCTACGAACACAGGTGCTTTGATGTGAAAGCTGGCAAAGCAATGTCCGAATGGAGAGATATGACGATGCTTGGCAAGGTAGCGGATCAGCTTATCGTCTTTAGCTTTGAGTACTGGTGGCCCCCACGGATCGTCTTCCATCTCACTTGTCTTACCAAACGATACACGGGCAGCGTTAGCTACCGTCAAGTCTGTACCCATATGGTCAATGTAAGTTGCTTTAATCATTGATCCTTACTCCAATACATTCTAATGTCTCTTGTTTATTATTGACTAATACAGAAGCAATACGGAGTTCTGTCATACACATTGTTTCATTGTCGAATGTACCTAAGTGGTGATACCTAACACCCTGTTCTGGTACAGCATCAAACCATATAAGTAAAAATATTAGTTTCATTTGCACACCTCCTTTAGTTGTTTAATATCATCAGGCACTTTATATTTTATATCATCATACAACTTCATAGCAACTGTATCAACGCCTGTCCATAGCTCAATCTCTCTTCTGAACTGTAAAGTTTTATCCATGGCATCAGGATCAAGTGCTATGACTACCTTTCGATACTCACCCACCTTATCCATATGCTTAGTGGATAGTGATGTACCAAGGATAGCCAAGGCTGTGATGTTAGGTAGCAGCTGGCTTGCAACTACTGCAGAAACGACATCTTCTACAATTAATACGACATCCCCACTGCCCACTGTGAAGTAATCAGCCTCACCAGTATAGCGATACCACTTAGGCATGGTGCGCTTACCTACTGCACGTCCCACTGCATCAATCAAACGTCCACGGTAGTGTATAGGAAACACTACACGCTCCTGTTTAACATCGTACATCAAGCCAGGATAGTCGCGGATACCCCAGCGCAAAACAAAATCCTTGTGCTTGGTATGATCAAAGGTAGGGTTGACTAGGTAAGCAGGTATTTCCATGGTCTCAGCCTCTTCTGTGCCTCTCTCAGGCGGTGGTCTCATACGCATAATAATCTCTGCTGCTGTCATGTCTGTCTCATAGATGCCACCCACCCGACAGCCTAGCTTGTAGCAGTTATACTTCATTGTGCCGCCATCGTTCATGGCTGTGAATGTACCCTTACCCTTGCACTCAGGGCAGTTATTACGATAGGTGTCACCATCGTGTAGGTTTAGGGCTTCAACGTAACTACGAATGTTCATCGTCATCGTTTCCTCTAGCTGATAGTGCCTTGGATGCACCACTGAATGTGTTGACCATGTAAGGCTTTATGGATGCCACGTTCTTGTGGCCCGTCACCTGCATGATACCTGCTAAGTCTACCCCACCCTCCATCATCTCTGTCACTGCTGTACGCCGTAAGTCCATAGCTGTCAGAGTGGTAGGTAGATTAGCTTCCTTTAATACATCATTGATAAGATAGCTTATTTCTAGTTTGTCATAGGGCGAGTACGCATTAGCGCGTGGCTTTATACGGGGCGCTACATATTCTTGAAACCCAAAGTCTTCCTTCTGCTGGCGCAGCATATCGCACAACCCTGTTGAGATAGGTAAATGTATCTCTGCGTTGCGCTTACTCTGTGTCAAGTCCAAGCGGCACTGGGTTAAGTCTAGCTTATCCCACTTGAGAAGGCGCATGTCACCAACACGCTGCCCCCAATCATATGCCATGTGGACAATCAGACCAATGCTGCGCCAGCGGAAGTCGCCATAAGCTGTTGCAAGGAATGACTGCACTTGATCGCGGCTCCACAGTACACGCCGTGGTTGACCAGACCTGGTTTGTACCAGAGCTACAGGATCATGCGTCATTACGTCATGTCTCATTGAGTGCCTCCACGCAGTAGATAGCACAGACTTGCGGTAGTTAGCTGTCCGAACCCCGACAGACAGCCACTCCTCATAAGCCTGAGTTAGATGACGTACCTTGATATTCTTATGGCGATAATCCCCAAGAGCCTTACCCTCAACCACTGTGCCAGATACGGCAGCAAGATGGATGTCATAATCTTTCTGTGTAGAACCTGCCAGACGACCAAATACAGCAGATTTACTATAAAAATCAATGACTTCCTGTAGTGTTGATGAAGCCTTGGGGATATTCATGTTAGTCTCCTTTTACGTTAGCGTACCAGAGGTACAAGAACCCTACTAAGTAAACAGTCACTACTGCTAGTGGCAGAGCATGCATTAAAATGTAGGATACCATACTTCACCCCTATCTACGTGTTCCTTAACGTCCTTAGCTGTAAGCTCTAATGCCTTAACCGTTCCACCGTTCCAGTATGCGTCATCAATCTGCCTCAATAGTTTGTGGTAGTAATCTGAGGCTGGCATAAGGTTAGTGGTATTGAATGCATATACTTTCATAACTGGTGTACCTCATTATTGGTGTATGATGCAAGCTCTTTCTCTTTTACTGTCTTGAATATTACACGGCGTATGCCTGTGCGTTTGAACAGTTTGGCTCGAACCTTTATCGCATCATCTGCGCTGAACACTGTGGTGACATACTCACCATCAGGCTGACCTACACTTGCGTAGACTTTTATAGCTTTACTTGCAATCATTAACTGTCTCCTTCATTATAGTACCAAGCGGTGGGATCATCAGGTAACACATAAGGCTTCCAGTGATCAGGGTTACCATCCTCTCTTGCAGGAGGACGGAAGTCAAACATATTTTTCAATGCCCAAGACTTATCACGCAGGTCACTGAGTTGTGACAGGCGAACATCCATCATCTCCATTGAATCATCTATCATGCTATCCATACAGGTGTACACTTCCAAGAGTATCTTTACCTCGTCACGAGTGAGTTCTGTTTTAAGTGTCTTAGTCATTATACTGTCTCCTCAATTAAAACGTATCGTGTATACTGTTGACCCGTCACAGGGTGCTTACCCTTCACGCCATCAATGCGATAGCCAGCCTTGCGTAGCTCAGAGATACGCTTAGTGAATGACTGAATGCTGTAGTCCAGCATAGCCTCACGCAGGGTCAGCCCCTTGGTTGCACGAAGGTGAGCCAGGATCTTAGTGTTTTGTGAGTTAGTCATGTCTGTTTCTCCTTTGTTAGACACTTATAGATTAGTCATTGTAGTTGGCTGCGTCAATGTTACCATTATATCACGTTGTAATTATGCAACTACTATAGTTTCTCAGGGTTAGAGTATACATCTTCCAAACGAGGATGCAGTATCTCAGTGAACTCTATGTCGCAAAAGTTACCACAGTCAGGCATGATAATCTTCTGCTGCCTACCCGCATCAGGGTCTAGCTCATCCAGAAAAGTGTTACGGATGCAGCTGTTACCTACTAAGCGTTCAGCCTTTGACATCTTATCGAAGGTATCAGGGAAGTCCCTGCGTATCTTATTCCAATACCCCTTGCCACCCTTGACGCAGCCTATGCAGTTATTGTTTCCATAACCTAAGTCATACATTACTGGACGTTTTATTTTAGCGTGTGTCTCTAGATAATGTAAGCTCTCTGGCTTATTCATCTTGCTATCTATGAGCGGGAACAAAGGTTTAGCGTCAGGGTACTGTTCCTTGAATCGTATAGCTCTGTTGATCTCCTTCTTGCTGTACTCAAAGCCAAAGACTTGGCCCTCGTATTGTAATTCTTTCTCTAGTCTCTGGCGTACCCGCTTCTTGAGAACGAGCGTACACCTTGCGCCTCCTGGGCCATTGACATACTTGTCCTTGATTATTACGTCGAATTGATCTTTATACTTCTCAGGCGCACGTTCAGTTACGATCTCTCTACCGTACCATTCCTCGCACTGCTCTTTGAATCTTGCGTTGTCTGAATGTGCGCTATCAATGGCGAAGTAGATAGGCAAAATGTTATCTTTACCATACTTATCAATGGCTAACTTAGTAGCCACAGCACTCGTTACTCCTGCACTCCACCACGATATAATCATTTTACTATCTCATACTTTTTGTTGATCTGATTTAGGCTAGACTTAGCTATTTGCGCGTCACACATACAGCCCTCAATGCTGCACTCTGCACCCTTAACTTTAAGAGTGTGGCCCGTGACTAGATCAGTTAAATCCATGACCCAGTACCCACGAGATACAGATTGTAATTGCTCCTTGGATAATGTCATGGGTATGCGTTTAGCCTTGGGGCTTGTGCTATTTGATAGCCTTGGAAAAAAGTTAGGTGTCATTGTGTTACCTCTATCTCTGTCTTGATACCTTCCATGCGGCTATAAGTTTCCGCATGACGTTCTGCCTCATCCAAGCGATTGACTGTGTGGTAGCAGATCTCTTTGTTAGTCTTCTTGCTGGTCAATATGATGCGTATCATGTGCTTAGCTCATCTAAAACTTGGTTGTATACTTGGCAACGATCAAGGAAGTACAGCAGATATTCTTCATCCTTGTAGTCAGGCATATCTTGTTCAGACATGAACATGTCACTCTCAATCATGTTCTTCATCATAAGCATCTGGCTGCTTGTTAGTTCTAGCGTATACATTTGTTTTCTCTCCTGTTCTTACCGTTACTAGTATAGGGAATCATTGGTGGTTACTTTGCCTCCTCTCTGGCCTCAACGTATGCCTTGTATAGAATATTACATAAGTTATCCCGCATACCTTCAGGGACTTCAACGTACTCCTCTACGATAGCCAATATCTTATCCTTTGTAGCCTTGTCAAGTTTCTTAGTCATTACGCCATCTCCTCTACTGATTGGCTGTTAAACTCATATACTGCGGTAGCAAAGCCACGGGGTGTGGCAGAGCGTATATCTTTAGTGCGCTGTGACTTACCGCCCAGCTTTTTGTGTTGCCTACTGTGGCCCTGCTCAGGCTGTACTGGATCTTTCCACGGCATAGTAAAGCCGTTGCCTGTCCACAGGCATGTCTTTTTAGGGTAGGCATCCTTGGCTGCAATGTACTCAGGCCAGCGTGGATGCTCTGCATGATCGTCATGGATGTAGCCGCCATACTCATAAGGGTGGAAGCTATGGTCAGGCTTGCGCCACTTAGTAGCCAAGACACTGACAGGGTTTTCTATGAAGTAAGGCACCCCTAGCTCATTGAACATCTGAGCACATATCTTAGCGTAACTTACTGCCTTGTTCTGAAACTCAGGATCACGCTCTGCCTTGCGCTTGAAGTGCGCCGCACCTGATACAGCCATGTCAGTGCAGACAGGAAAGGCCATGCCAAACACAACGTCCTCAAACTGAAACTGTACAGCTATCCTGTTGAGTGTGCTCTGATCATGCAAGTCAGCTTTGACATACTTGATGCTGCCACCACTACCAAACACATCAGTGACTGTGTTATCGTGTTGAATATCAAAGGCGATACAGCTGTAGCCAGCCTCTGCCCAAGGTACAAGCGCCTCGCCTGTGAAGTCATACAGGCTTAGCACATATTTATCTACGTTATGGTTTGTCATTGTTTTACCTCCTCTGTTAGATAGATTATTAGCTCGTCCACATCGTCAAACTGATCTTGCAATACGAGATACCCTTCCGCATCCTCTACAGTGTAGGACAGCAAGCTCCACCTCTTATCTTCTCGCCTGTCAGGGTTTATGTAGTCCACAAAGATGCGGCAGGTGTTGCCATGAAGCTCCTCTTTCTGGAGTGACGGGCAGGTGTCATTCTTCCAAGTGCTATTCTTCCAGCCATGCGGTGACAATGCGTGAAAGAGTTTATTGAGCATGTCATAGTTGTCATAGTCTTCATGCGGTACATCAGCTATTGCATAGATCATGTTAGTCTCTCCTAGATATTGTGGACGCGTTTCCATGTAGTCCAAGTGATAGCCTGTAGCACATGCGGCTTTACCTTCACACGCTTGGCAGCTTTGACATACGCCACCTGTAATTCACGATATTGACGCTTGCCCATGTTAGTCTTATCAGAAGTCAATCCTTCACGTTGACCACGAGCAATATTAAGAGCGTGTCCATCGATAGTCACTTCATCCAGTCCACGAATGTTAGAGTAGAATGAGCGTATCTTCTGCCCGTTCAAGCGTGTCAGAATGTCATCATCATCAATCAAGTCATCCTGTAATATAGACCACGCTTTCTGTTTCATCGTGTTATAGCATGACACCTTGAAGTCATCCAAGCTGTCGCCACTCTGCCATGCAGCGCACATGGTGTCGGTGTCTTTACAGTTACGTTCCCACCTATTGTTAGGTGATAGCGCGGCCATGACACCGATCACAGTGTTGACGGGTAGCTTGTGAGTGTCAGCTATTTGTACCGCCACACGTTCAGCACGAGCGTACCATTCAACGCCATTGATTGTGTCATCATTTGACGCTTGACGGTATAGCTTTAGAATGTTGCGAACATATTGGGTCATCTGGTCAATCCTTCTGTGTTAAACTATCCAGAGAGTAGGCACAGCAGCGCCTACCTGTCAAGAAAGTTTTTATGCTGTGCGCCATACACGAATCACACGGTTAACTTTATCTGTGCGGTAGCAGAATTTACGGCCACCATTATCCTTGTGCTTTTGTTGGACTTGGATCTTCACAGACACACGATTAGCCACACGGATGTAGTTTAGGGTGGTAGTCGGATCTACAGGCACAGCAAAGCTTTCGCCCACATTCATCGTGAAGAAGGGGTATTTATAATAAGGTAATCCATTGCGAGTAGGATTAGGCATAGGGATATTCTTTTCAACTTTATACATTTTGGTCGTCCTTTTATGAGGTTATATTTGTACTGGTGATTGGTCAGATACACCATGAGATAGGCACAATCCAAGCGGAAACCAGGTTGTGCCTACCCTAGCTATATCTAAGACCAGCACTATAGACGGGCTGATTCAAGTCACCGTTCTCAAGCCCCGTTCTCAAGGACATTCTGTGCCTACTTCCCTTGCTCAATGTCACAGGTTTTGTCATGCCTGATCCAATCGGGTATCGTCACTGTGGCTGCTTAAACCACTCATTCGCTTGGCCTGAAGTGTGTTGGCCTGTTGTGTTGCCCTATCGTGGGCTGATTCGGTTTTGTTAGTCAAGTCTTTTATTCGGTCTGCGTATTCGGTCTTACTTTTATTCGGTCTTAGTATTCTATGCGGCTCTTCTATGCGGCTTGATCGTCTAGGACGCTGGCTTGTGCTAGGTCTTAACCTTGTGCGTTTCGCCTTGTCGCTTTCGATGTATCAACATTGGCATGAATTGTTTCTGAATGTCTAGAACTTTTTTACGATTTACCCTAATTATTTTATAACTGTATGTTTTTGTTGGATAATGTTGTTGCTTTTATGGGCTATGGCTTAAATCGCTGCCTCGCGGATGTAATACTACACGCGCGTTTTCTATTATACATCACGAACGGGTTTTGATTTTAGGGGGTATCATATTTGTGATCACAAGAAGGGGGATATGGTTTGACGTTTTGTGCATCCTTCTTTGATTTGTGATCACAGTTTTGAAACTGCCTAGAAAAACGCCTCTTTTAGCCATTTATTGTGGATACATCAGTTATAGAACGTAACAAAATCAACACTTTAGGTAGTCTGACACCACTGATTTAGCACAATACCAGTAAAAACGAGGGGGGTGCGAGGGCCATGGCGGGGTATGGGGTACGTATATATACACAACTACACGCACGGGTATTTTAGGTTTGGCATATTATGTCAGTAATACAGACCTATATCTATAAAAGTGGTGCATTTACATCACACATTTTTACAAAGCTGTAATAATTAGTAACATTATCCTGGGTACGTGCATTTTAGGGATTGACACGTATGTTCTGTGGAGTATAACTACGTAGTAGTAGTAGACAGAGTTAAACATTTAAGTTAAACTTAATACAAGTAATAAATAATAAATAGTTTAACTATATAAAAAGTGTGTTAATAAGGTTACTGGACATAGGAAGAGTTTAACTTAGAGAGTTTAACTATAGGGGTTGACACCCTTCTTTATAGTTTGTACACTATCCATATGTAACACACATAAACTTGTATAAATATAAGTGTTGCACTATTGGTACGTGTCACAAAACATATGTGTACACTCTCCTCATGTCTCCTCTCTCCTAACATGTAGTTTGCGACACGTACCTTTCTTTTATTAAGAAAAGTGTTGACAATGCCTTCTAAACCTGTACAACTATATGCAGACGATAATATATTAGAAGAGTTTTACTCTGCGTTAGCTGACGGTAGTGCTAAACGTATACGCCGTATTCATATCCCTCGTAGTGATGTATTCTATGTACGTGCTGCAATAGAGGCTGACACTGGTGTGAAGTACACTTTAGATCACGTAGAGAGAGCTATGTACTTAGAAGGCATGTTATCTCGTAACGATGTGTTAGACCCCGATAGGAAAAGACCTTATGGCGATTGAATATAGAGGTGAGAAGTTTGAAGGTTACAACAAACCCAAGCGTACCCCTAAGCATCCGACTAAATCCCACGCTGTACTTGCCAAAGAAGGTGACACCATTAAGCTCATCCGCTTTGGTGAACAGGGAGCATCAACGGCAGGTAAACCTAAAGCGGGTGAATCTGATCGCATGAAGAAGAAACGTGCATCTTTCAAAGCTAGACATGCTAAGAATATCAAGAAGGGTAAGCTCTCAGCTGCGTACTGGGCAGATAAAGTAAAATGGTAGGTACTCTTGGTGTCATCATGGTATGTATGTCTGCTTTAGCTGAGCATTGCCAAGTACTGACTAGCCCCTACGTATTCAGTAGTGAGGAGGAATGTCAGGCTTCTACAGTAGCTGAGTCACGTAAGATCATGGATATGTATAGCCACGCAGTCATCACACCTACTTGTGTAGCTCTGCGCTACAATGGGGAGCCAGCCTAATGGCTAAGTCTAAATCAACAGTAAACGCAGCAGGTAACTACACTAAGCCTACTATGCGTAAGAACCTCGTAGCTAAAGTAAAGGCTGGTGGTAAGGGTGGAAAGCCTGGACAGTGGTCAGCACGTAAAGCTCAAATGGTAGCTAAGCAATACAAAGCTAAGGGTGGGGGCTACAAGTCATGAAGGGTGTTAAGCATTACCTTAGGGATGGTACTCTCTATAGTGGTAAGACACACAAGCATTCAGATGGTACTGTTATGACAGGTGCTCGTATGTCTAAGGCTTCTAAGAAGTTACTTCACTATAAAGATCTAAGTAAAACAGCAAAGGCTAAAGCGGATGGCAGTAGCAAAAAGTCAAAAAAGTCTTAAGAAGTGGACAAAGCAGAACTGGCGTACTAAGAGCGGTAAGCCTTCCACGCAAGGCTCTAATGCTACTGGTGAACGTTACTTACCTGCTAAGGCTATTAAGTCTCTTAGCAGTAGTGAGTATGCCGCTACAAGTAGAGCAAAAAGAAAAGGCGCTAAGGCAGGTAAGCAGCATGTGGCTCAACCTAAGAAAGTTGCGAAGAAGACAGCAAAGTATAGAACTTAACTTAAAAGGATTATGACTATGATGAACAAAGGTATGATGACTCTTAAGAAAGAAGCACCTGAAGTAGCTAAGAAGATGGGTTACATGAAGGGCGGCATGACTAAGAAGACGGGATACATGAAGGGTGGTATGTCCAAGAAGATGGGTTACGCTCACGGTGGTTTAGCCTGTGGTGCAGATATGAAACCCGCACGTCCAGTTAAGAAGGGCAAGTAATGAAGTACTATCACAAGTATCAAGAAGCCCTTGAAGCTAAGGGTTATCGTGTAGATGAGCATGGCTACGTGTGGGACTCCATGGGTAATCAGTCTGCAGGTGAAGATAACTATGGCAACGTACAGAGTAAAGACCCTAACGTTACAGCTATCTGTATTGAACAGGATGAGTCACCACTATTAGGCAAGTTAGCTAAGAAGATTAAACCTAAGAAGGCTGCAGCCCCTGCTGGCAAGAAACGTGCTCGTACAGATAAAGGTCATTTTGTAAAGGATGACCCTAACACACCAGAGAATGAAGCATGGGTTGATGAGTAATGGCAGTCTTAACCAGTGCAAAGTATGTAACTAAATCTATTGATGTAACTTCTACTAGCTCATCAAGCCCTCAAGATTTGTATGTATGTCCTAATACTTTTGTTTGTCTGGTTAAGTTCCTGCACTTATCTAATAGCGCAGCTAATAATAAGAAGATCAGTGTGTATTGGTATGAAGCTGCCACTACTACGCATCACTATATCGTAGATGACTTCTCATCAAGTGCTAACTCTATGCATGAGGTAGTAGAAGGTGGTGGATACATAGCATTACAGCCAGGTGATAAGCTGCAGTGCTTTGCTGAGACAGCAGGTACATACCACGTAACTATGTCGGGTGAAGAATACTATCAGCCTACCTAGTAAGTCATAACGGGTATGCAAACTTATTAGAGGTAACTACTACACATTTATGTATAACTATGTAGGCAAACCAGCAATAGTGCTGGCTCAATACATAGGAACATAAAATGTACGCATTAATCGTTAAAACACTGTCCAACTTTTTAGTAAGCATACAAAAAGCACAACAAGCACGTGCTGACTTCTGGTTACTACATAACATGACAGACAAAGAATTACATGATATTGGTATCGCACGTGGAGAGATACGCAACGTTATCGGTGAAGGTTTCAAATAGTTAGGAGAGCTATTGTGGAGAATGTTAAACTACCTATTGCCCTTGTGGCTGCTATGGCTGTTCAGCTTGCTGGTGGTGTATGGTGGGTGTCACAACAGGCTTCCACAATAGCAAGCCTAGAAGAGACTGTTAGCCAGTTAGGCTCACGTATGGCTATTGAGGACAACATTAACCTTAAGCGTGATGTTGAAGGTAATGCTATAGAGATAGAATACGTATGGGATGACGTAGAAGAGTTGTGGGATAATCTTGCATCTATGACCTTAGCTATCGGTGAGATAAATAAACTTAAACAACGGGTAGCTGTTATGGAGAGTGAGCTACGGTACATCAACAGAGACCATAGAGATATGGCAAGGTAGGATGATTGATCCTATTACCGCTATGGCTACTGCTACAGCAGCGTATAATGGTATCAAGAAAGCTGTATCTGTAGGTCGTGAGATCAGCGGTATGGCTGGTACTATATCTCAATGGTCTAAGGCTGTAAGTGATCTGGACTTCTTAGAGGATAAAGCTAAGAATCCTCCTATGTACAAGATGTTTAATAACAACCAGGCTACTGCATTAGACATATGGGCGCAGAAGCAAAAGCTCAAAGAGATGCGAGAAGAGCTTAAGAACCATATATCTTGGACGTATGGCCCTAGTGCTTGGGAAGAGATAGTACGTATAGAAGCAAAGCAACGTAAAGAACAACGTGAGCTAGTCTATAAGAAGCAAGAGTTTATAGATAAATGCATTAACTGGTCTGTAGGCATTGCAGTAGCGCTTGCAGGTGTAGGTTCTTTAATTATTCTGATGTACTTCTTAGGCGTAAAACAAGGCAAGTGGTAAGGAAACAACATGGCTAGAGCACTAACAGAAAAGCAGCAGCGCTTCCTAGAGGTACTCTTTGATGAGGCTGGCGGTGATGCTGTAGCTGCTAAGAAGATGGCGGGTTATGATCCTGCGTCTAGCACATCAGCTATTGTAGAAGCGCTTAAGGATGAGATCGGTGACAGGACACGTACATATTTTGCTCGTACTGCCCCTAAGGCTGCTATGGCAATGGTTGGTGCCTTGTATGATCCTACAGAGCTAGGCATAAAAGAGAAGATGGTTGCAGCTAAGGACTTGCTAGATCGTGCAGGACTTGGTAAGGTAGACAAAGTAGACGTAACATCTGGCGGGGGTGTATTCTATCTGCCACCAAAAGAAGGTACAAACGAATAATACCTGAGAGAGATTTAGGGTTCTGGCAGTTACCATTACCTCCCAAGAACCACACAAAAGAATGGCACCCTATAGTTAAGATAACAAAGAGGATACCCTTTGGTTACAGGATAGATCCTGAGAACGACAGACTACTCTTACCCATTGAATCAGAGCTTGAAGCTTTAGAGCTTGCAAAGCGCCACCTTAAGCAGTATAGTTATCGTGCAGTAGCACAGTGGTTAAGCAAAGAGACTGGTAGAACTATAACGTTCACAGGGTTAAAGAAGAGAATTGAAGTTGAGCAGAAACGTAGAAAAGCAATTGCAATTAAACGCAAGCTTGCCAAGTGGCTCCAAGAAACGCTTGAGCAAATCGAAAAGCTTGAAAAGAAAGGTGCAGGAGCCTACACAGAACCTGACAAAGATAGCTGAAGAACCTGTAGTAGAAACTGTACCTGCACAAGTTAAGGCACCTGAATACGATGTAGAAGAAGCTCAGCAGGTAGTATTTAAGCCTAACCCTGGCCCACAGACAAACTTCCTTAGTGCGTCAGAACGAGAAGTACTTTATGGTGGAAGTGCTGGTGGAGGTAAGAGTTACGCCATGTTGGCTGATCCTCTACATGGACTGAATGATCCTAACTTCTCAGGACTACTAGTAAGACATACTACAGAAGAATTAAGAGAGCTAATACAAAAAAGTCAGGAGTTATATCCTCGTGCTATACCTGGAATTAAGTGGTCGGAACGTAAATCGCAATGGACTTCTCCTCAGGGTGGCAGACTTTGGATGTCTTATCTTGATAAAGACACGGATGTCACACGCTATCAAGGTCAGGCTTTTAACTGGATTGGATTCGATGAGCTTACCCAATGGTCTAGCCCTTACGCTTGGGATTATATGAGATCAAGATTACGTAGTAGTTTCAAGGACTTAGGTCTTTATATGAGAGCTACAACCAACCCTGGAGGAAGTGGACATGCTTGGGTTAAAAAAATGTTTATTGATCCTGCAGTCGGGAATCAGCCGTTTTGGGCAACTAACATTGAAACAGGTGAAACGATTACGTTCCCTAGAGGGCATAGTAAAGAGGGTACACCTCTATTTAAAAGACGTTTTATTCCTGCCTCTCTATTTGACAATCCGTACTTGGCTGAAGCTGGCGACTATGAAGCAATGCTTCTCTCGCTTCCAGAGCATCAGCGCAAGCAGTTACTTGAAGGTAACTGGGATGTTAATGAGGGTGCCGCTTTTCCAGAGTTTGACAGAAAAGTACATGTTGTGGACGCATTCGATGTACCTGACTCTTGGGCAAAGTTTAGGGCTTGCGATTATGGTTATGGTAGTTACACTGGTGTTCTGTGGTTTGCTGTAGCACCTGACGAACAACTAATTGTGTACCGTGAGATGTATGTGTCTAAGGTTACAGCTTCTGATCTAGCAGACTTGATCTTGGAAGCAGAAGCAAGAGATGGTACAATAAGATACGGGGTGCTGGATAGTTCTTTATGGCACAACCGTGGCGACACTGGGCCTAGCTTGGCAGAGCAGATGAATCACAAAGGGTGCCGTTGGCGTCCGTCTGACAGGTCAAGGGGTTCACGTGTCGCGGGTAAGAACGAGATACATAGACGGTTAAAGGTGGATGAGTTCACTGAAAAGCCTCAACTAGTATTTATGGATAGCTGTACAAATACTATTGCACAGATACCTAGTATTCCTCTGGACAAGCGAAACCCAGAAGATGTTGATACTCATGCAGAGGATCACTTGTATGACGCTCTAAGGTACGGAATCATGACACGTCCACGCAGCAGCATATGGGACTACAACCCAGCAAAACAACGCACTGGCTTTCAGGCTAGTGATCCATCATTCGGGTATTGATAATGGCAGAACAAGAAGAAATGTTTGAAACAGATGAAGTCGTAGCTGCAGAGGACAGTACGGATAGCATCTTTGAGACTAAATCTAGTGTTGTATCCTTTGTAGCTGATCGCTACAAACGTGCAGAAGACTCCCGTTATGCAGATGAGGAGCGTTGGTTAAAGGCTTACCGCAACTACCGTGGTTTATATGGCAAGGATGTACAGTTCACAGACACTGAGAAGTCTCGTGTTTTTGTTAAGGTTACTAAGACTAAGACCCTAGCAGCATATGGACAGATCGTAGATGTACTATTCGGTAACAACAAGTTCCCCTTATCAGTAAACCCTTCTGTACTTCCTGATGGTGTAGCGGAGTCTCTGCATATCAATGTAGATCCTAACGCTGCCGCTGCAGGTAAAGCTCTTGATCCTGTAACAGAACAGCCTTCTCCTAAGCCGTACCTGCTTGATGGTGAGAATAAACTTCAACCAGGTGAGACACTCTCAGATCTATCTAGGCGTCTTGGCCCTCTCTCTAGAAAACTAGAGTCTGTATCTGATAGGGTAGTAGAGGGTGACGGTACTTCCCCTACAACTGTTACATTCCATCCTGCATTGATTGCAGCTAAGAAGATGGAAAAGAAGATCCATGATCAACTTCAAGAGTCTGGAGCTTCTACACACTTACGTTCTATGGCATTTGAGATGGCTTTACTTGGCACAGGTGTCATGAAAGGCCCATTTGCAGTAGATAAAGAATACCCTAACTGGGATGAGTCAGGTGAGTATGACCCTATAGTTAAGACTGTACCTGAGTGTAGTCACGTTTCTGTGTGGGACTTTTATCCTGATCCAGAAGCTAAGTCTATGAATGATGCAGAGTATGTGGTTCAACGTCATAAGATGTCTCGTACACAGCTTCGCTCACTCAAGAACCGTCCTTACTTTATGGCTGACTCAATAGGCATGGCTGTTGATAAAGGCCCAGACTATGTACAGAAGTACTGGGAAATGACTATGGAGGATGACGATACACAACCGTCCTCTGAGCGCTGGGAAGTATTAGAGTTCTGGGGTTATGTTGATATAGAGGTACTTGAAGAGCATGGGGTATCTATCCCTAAGTCACTTAAAGACCTAGATGAAGTTAACTGTAACGTTTGGGTATGTAACGGTGAGGTTCTTCGCTTTGTACTTAACCCATTCAAACCTACACGTATCCCCTACTATGCAGTACCTTATGAGCACAACCCCTACAGCTTCTTTGGAGTAGGTATTGCTGAAAACATGGATGATACGCAGACGTTGATGAATGGCTTTATGCGTATGGCTATTGACAATGCTGCACTATCTGGTAATCTGATTATTGAAGTAGATGAGACTAACCTAGTTCCAGGACAGGATCTGTCTGTATACCCTGGCAAAGTGTTCCGCAGACAGGGGGGCGCACCAGGACAAGGCATTTTTGGCACCAAGTTTCCCAATGTAGCACAAGAGAACATGCAACTCTTTGATAAAGCACGGGTATTAGCTGATGAAAGTACTGGGTTCCCTTCTTTTGCTCATGGTCAAACTGGTGTTTCGGGTGTGGGTAGAACGGCATCTGGTATTAGCATGCTTATGTCTGCTGCTAATGGTAGTATCCGTACAGTAGTTAAGAACATAGATGACTATCTACTGCGTCCATTGGGTAAATCATTCTTCTCATTCAACATGCAATTTGATTTTGATGAGACTATTCGTGGTGACTTAGAGGTTAACGCATCTGGTACAGAGAGCTTGATGGCTAACGAAGTACGCTCACAACGCTTGATGCAATTCCTACAGGTTGCACAGAATCCAGTACTAGCTCCCTTTGCTAAGATGGATTACGTTATTCGTGAGATTGCTAAGTCTATGGATCTTGACCCAGACAAGGTTACTAACTCCATGCAGGATGCTGCCATTCAAGCTGAGATCCTCAAAGGCTTTCAGCAGCCAGCACAGCCCCCTGCAGGGCCAGAAGGTGTAAACATGCCTGAGGGTAGCCCAGCGCCAGAAGGACAGGCTCCACAGGGCGTACAGGACACCTCAGGTGGTGGTGGCTCTCAGATAGGTATTGGTACAGCACCTACACCAGGTGAGCAAGGGTTTACTGGTAATGTCGCTTAAGAGCTTCGTTAACGATAAAACTACATGGGAGGCGTTCCTCGTTGAGCTTGAGGATCGCATCTCTACACAGCATCGTAGCATGGAGAATGTTACAGACACTGCTGAGCTATACAGACATCAGGGTGCCTTACGTGCTCTTCGGCAACTGCAATACTTGAGGGACAAAGTGAATGGCAATAAATGATCAAATGGAAATGGCCTTTGGTGAACAACCAGAAGTAGACCCAGTGTCAGGCAATGAAGTACCTACAGGCTCCTTACCAGAAGAAGTACGTGATGACATCCCTGCTCAACTAAGTGAGGGTGAGTATGTTGTACCTGCTGATGTAGTACGTTTCTTTGGTGTTAAGTTCTTTGAGGATATTCGTGCAGAAGCTAAACGTGGTTTCGCATCTATGGAAGCTAATGGACGTATTGGTGGTGAGCCTATTGGTATAGAGATGGGTGGGGATGAACTGCCATTTGACATCTCTGAGTTACAGATGGTTGATGATGGTGAGCCAGAACAGCCCATGATGAATGAAGGTGGTTTCATCTCTGGTTATGCTCCTGGCGGTTTAGCTGATACAGGTGATCTGCCTCTGACTGAGGAGAATTATCAAGGCACAGGAATGCAGCAACGTCAGTATACCAATGCTGAAGGTAATATCATTACTATATTATTCTTCAACGGTATGCCTATGAGTGTAATACCAGCAGGCTACTCTCCATATACTCCTGAGGCTACACCTACTGAAGCTAAAGAAGCTGTTGTTAATGATAATGATGATGGCCCTCCTCCTATGCAAAACCCTGAGCCTATAGACTACAAAGCACTGTCAGCAGAAGAGCTTCGTGGTTTAGTTGAAGATCAGAAAGGCACAAACTCAACCGCTATTTCATTAGGTCTAGGTATGCTTAACCCTCTTCTAGGTATGGCATTTAAAGCAGCTTCGTGGCATCAATCTAAGCAAATAACTAAAGAGTTACAACGGAGAATGGAAGACGCTTCATTAGATGCTAAACAGAAGGCTTTCTATACAGATCTTACAGAGACTATGACTGCAGACCAGCCAGGATTCTTTGAGAGATTATTTGGCAAGACAGAAGAGGAAGCTAAGAAGCCTGATGTAGCAGGTGCTGTAATGACCCCTGAGGAGATCACCGCTACAGTAGAAGCAGCTTTAGCATACTCCCCAGAAGCGGGATATGTTCCAACAGGTATGCCACCAATTCCAGCACCTTCTCCTATCACAATGACGGTCTTGGACGATGAACCTGGTGCTAGAGATTATAAAGGCCCATTAGCACCTACTGTTTCTAGTGATACAGACAGCGGCAGTGATGCTAGTGGATCAACTGACATATTTGCAGATGCAGCCAGCAACGCAGATGCAGGTACGGCTAAAGTAGTGAAGGCTGCACAAGAAAACCTAGCCACTGAAAGTGAGATTAGCGACATACAAAAAGAAGGTGCTAAAATTAAGGAAAAACTTGAGTCAGCTGCCAAAGGCGGTGGAAGAGGTTTCTCTGATGGCGGCTTGATGAAGAAAAAGAAGTAACTACCAATATAACTATAAGGCTACCCAGCTACGGCTGGCCCCAACATAAGGAGTAATAAATGTCGGAAGCCCAAATTCAAACGGACTCAGTGTCCCATAATCGTAACCTATCTCGTATAGAACGTGATGAGGTTGAGCTAAAAGAACTGCTCAAGCAAGCAGGGGTTACCACAGATGAAACAGAAGAGGAAGCTGTTGAAGCGGAACCCAGTAGCTCAGAGTCTAGCGAACCCCCAGTTCAGGCAGAGAGTAGTTCCAAACAAGAAGAAGAACCACAAGCTAAAGCACAAGAAGATGAAGATCTAAGTGCAGAAGAGAAGAACTTCAAGAAGCGTTATGGTGATCTCAGGCGGCACACTCAAGAGAAAGAGAAAGAGTTTCAGGCACAGCTTGATAAGCTAACTTCGCAACTTGATGCAGCCACAAAAAATGAGCTTGTACTACCTAAGTCAGAAGATGAGGTAGAGGCTTGGGCTAAGAAGTACCCAGACGTTGCAGGTATCGTAGAAGCTATCGCTGATAAGAAAGCTAGTGAACGTTCATCTGAGCTTGACGGGCGCTTAAAAGAGATTGAAGCTTTACGCTCAACAGCTAAGCGTGAGAAAGCAGAAGCAGAGTTACTCTCTATGCACCCTGACTTTAAAGATATTCGTGCTGATGATGCATTTCATTCTTGGGCAGAGAAACAGCCTAAAGTCGTACAGGATGCTTTATACGAGAATAGTGAAGATGCTAAGTCTGTTGCACGTGTTATTGATCTATACAAGTCAGATCAGGGCATCAAGACTAAAAGCACTAATGACTCTGATAAAGCAGCTGCGTCTTCAGTTAAGGCTAAGGGACGTGCTACACCAGATACAGATGACTCATCTAAGTACCTCAGTGAATCACAGGTATCCAAGATGTCACTAAAGGAATACGAGAAGCGCATGGATGAGATCTTTGATGCTCAGCGCTCTGGTAAATTTATTTACGATATGAGTAAGAAATAGTTTGACATTTCTTTAATCGTAGATAAAACTATAGGTATGTACAGTGTCAGGCATTAACTGCCTGTACATGCTTTTCAATAAGCACTAGCCACACGAAGAACTACCTCTGAGTATAGGCCCAGCGCTTGAAGGATGGCCCTCCTGATAGCAATGCTGACTACCCTAGAACAAAGAGCCTCTTTTATTGTGGATATGTAGTGTCTAAATCTCACGCCATATCTATAAAGGAGAATTATTATGGCTATTGGAACCGCTGGTGGTGGATTTAACGGGAACTTCTCCCCAATTATCTACTCCAAACAGGCACAGATTGCTCTACGCAAGGCTGCTGTTACTAACGCAATCACCAACAACTCATATTTCGGTGAGATTGCAAACCAAGGCGACACTGTTCGCATTCAGAAAGAGCCAGACGTAACAGTCAACGCTCTGCAGCGTCACACAGGTATCTCAGTAGAGAAGCTTGATGACTCTGACTTCTCGCTCACCATTGACCAAGCTAACTACTTTGCTTTCAAAATGGATGACATTGAAGAGCAGTTCTCAAATGTAGACTTCACATCTTTGGCTGCTGATCGTGCAGCATATAAGATGGCTGATGCAATGGACGCAGACGTATTGTCGTACCTCTCAGGTCACACTGCTGCTGGTGCTCACATCACTAGTTCATCAGGTGATAAGCAAACTGCTTTGACTGCTACTGGTGAATACATTGCTGCGAACCACTTGGACGCAACTGACTTCTCAAGCTTGACCATCTCAGGTTCTGCTACAGCAGGAGACTCAGTTCCATTAGCACCACGTTTACCAGGTGCAACTGCATTGTCAGCAACTACAGTATCTCCTTTAACAGTCGTAGCTCGTATGGCTCGTAAGATGGATACAGCAAGTGTTGACTCACGTGGGCGTTGGATCTGTGTTGACCCAGTGTTCGTAGAGATGCTCAAAGACGAAGACAGTCGCGTATTAAATGCTGACTTCGGTGGGGCAGGTCTTATGAATGGCTTGGTTCTAAACAACTTGCACGGCTTCCGTGTTTATGTGTCTACGAACCTTCCAGCAAAAGGCACGGGCGCTGGTACTTCTGGTACAACTGCACAAGACGCTAACTATGGCGTTATTGTAGCTGGTCAGGAGGATGCTGTTGCTTCTGCAGAGCAGATCAACAAAGTTGAGAACTACCGTGACCCAGACAGCTTTGCTGACATCGTGCGTGGTATGCACCTCTATGGCCGCAAGATTCTGCGCCCAGAGGCATTGCTAACAGTACGTTACAACGCTGCTTAATACTACTTAGTTTGTTGGGCTGGTCTTGTCAAGAGGCTGGCCCTTCAACACACTTATCATTAGGATAGCTCTATGGCTAATTATGTAACTCTAGTTAATCAGGCATTACGCCGTGTCAATGAAGTTGAACTTGATATTGGTGGTGATGGCTTTGGTGACGCACGTAACTTACAAGCGTTAGCTAAGGATGCTATTAACTCTGCTATACGTGAGATCCTGCAGAACAGCCAAGAGTGGCCTTTTACACTTACAACATATACGCAAACCCTTACCGTTGGTACAGGTGTGTATGACTTTGCCCCAGATGCTTCTAAAATTGACTGGGACACTATCTACCTCAAGCGTCTACCTTCTAAGGGTAATACACCTGCTAGACTACCCGTAATTACTTATGAGGATTATATTCGTAAGTATCGCTCAGGTGAAGATGTTAGCGGTGCAGATGGGCATAGCGTACCTAACATTGCTTACCAGACACAGGACATGAAGTTTGGTATTACACCTCTACCAGATGATGCATACGAATTAGAGTACCGCTACTGGTCATATCCTTCTGATCTAGTTTCTTATAATGATCTATGTATAATACCTGATCGCTTTAACACGGTGATAGTTGATGGTGCTACAATGTATCTTATGCGCTTTCGTGCTAACGAACAGAGTGCTGCATTACACCAGCAGAAGTTTGAGGATGGTATGGATAACATGCGCCGTTTACTTCTTGACTTACCTTTATATGTTAGATCCTCTGTAATAGCTGGCAGATACTTTAACAAGCAGACTGGCACTAACTAATGGCTGATAACCTACGTACCTTTGCTACACCTTGTATGGGTGGCTTGGTAGTTAACCAAGACCCTTTAACACAGGGTGGTCAGATGGCAGGTTCAGCACTGCGTCTTATCAACTATGAGCCTGCCTTGAATGGTGGGTATAGACGTATATCAGGTTATAAAAACTCTTATGGTGAGCTTACAGGATTAGCTAATAGCCCTGTGTTAGGCGTACATGTATCTGCTAATATTAATCAGGGCATCTTTGGTTGTCGTAAACCTGCTTCTGGTAATAACTACCTACACTGGTATAACCATTACTATGATGTTACATTAGCTTCAGGACAGGGTTCAGGCTTTGCAGTAGGCGAAACTGTAACAGGTGTAGTTAGCTCAAGTGATGACACAGGAGTAGCTGCTACAGGAACAGTTATCTCTAAAACTGCAAACGCTCTTGTAATTAACTTTGGCAAGCTACCTGATGCTATATTTGCTACAGGTAATGTTTTAACAGGTGGTACATCTACGGCTACAGGTACAGTACAGGCTACTCCTGTAGTAAAAGGATGGCAGGCTGTTACTAGCGTAGGTTCTCCTACTATGGTTGGTGTATCTAAGGTACGCTTTGAAAGCTTTAACTGGGGTGCATCTAAGTTTGCTATGGCTGATGGTATTAACCCTGCCGCTACTTGGGATGGTACAACGTATGTTCAACTTAATGGTGGAGAAGCGCCCAGCGCACCTAGTTTAGTTGCAGCATTTAACAATCACTTATTCTTAGCTGGTGACCCTTCTGAGCCTTACAACTTATACTTTAGCGCCCCAGTAAACGAGACTGATTGGACTCCTGCAGGTGGCGCAGGGGTTATCAATGTAGGCTTTGAAGTTATACAGCTTAAGACTTTTCGTAATGAGATGTATATCTTTGGGCGTAATAACATTAAGCGCTTAGTAGGTAATAACATTGCTGACTTCGCACTACAAACAGTTACGTCTAATCTTGGATGTGTTGCCGCTGACAGTGTAGCAGAGTTTAATGGTGAGATACTATTTCTAGCACCTGATGGCATTAGACCCGTTACGGGTACTGACCGTATTGGTGATATTGAGCTGGCTACATTGTCTAAGCCTATTCAGTCTATCTTTGAAGACTATACAGCTAACGAAGATCTTGCTACAATGACTACTGTAGTAATAAAAAAGAAGTCACAGTTTCGTTTATTCTTTACTAACCAAGATTCACTTGGTATCATTGGCGCTATCAGGCGTAGTGGTCAGGGTGGTGCAGGGTTTGAGTTTAGTCAGTTAGTAGGCGTATCAGTAAACTGTGCAAACAGTGGTTACCTTGGTGATGAAGAGTTCGTTATACATGGCGATAGTGTCGGGTATGTATTTCGCCAAGAGGTAGGTAATGACTTTGATGGTAGAGACATCTTTAGTTTATTTCAGACACCCTTCTACTACATGGATGACCCTGCTGTTCGTAAGTCTTTCTATGATGTAGATACGTACATGCGCTCTGAGGGAGAAGTCTCTGTAGTTATGGCTGTTGAGTATGACTATGGAGACCCTTCAGTAGAATTAAGTTCAGATTACTTCTTATCTACTGCAGGTGCTGCTGCATATTATGACAAGGCTACGTTTGACTCCACAGACATATACGATGGTAACCCTTCCCCTGTAGAGCGTACTACTATTGCTGGTTCTGGTAAGTCTGTCTCAGTACGTTACGTGGCAAGCAATACAAAGCCTAGTCACACTATCCAGGCTATCACACTAACATATGGCCTAAACGACAGGCGCTAAGAGAGGAATAAAACATGTCAGGCTATACACGCCAATCCACTGCAGACATTGTACCTACCGCTGTAGTACGCGCAGCGCCTATCAACGCAGAGTACAACAAACTACGTGATGCTTTTACACAAAGTGACACAGGTACTACAGGACACAAGCACGATGGTTCATCTGATGAGGGTTCCTACGTACCTCTGATCGCTGACCTAGATGCTAAGAATAAGCTTATAGTAAGCCAAGCAGACAATCGCTTTGGTCTATTTGTAGAAGTATCTAACACCTCTACTGAACAACTACGCTTTCAAGACGGTCTTGTTGTACCCGTAGTAGATAACGATATTGACTTGGGTACATCTTTACTAGAGTACAAGAACCTGTACGTAGATGGTACAGCATTTATTGATACAGTTAGTATCGGTGATAATGACTATACCACTATTACAGATAATACTTACACTGTATCTGCTGGTAACTTACTGTTTGATGTAGCTGGTAACATTAACTTAGATGCTGATGGTGGAAATGTAGCACTTAAGGATGGCGGCACTACTTATGCTACCTTGACAAGTAACTCAGGTAACCTTACACTTAAGAGTGGAACAACTACTGCTGTAACATTCACTGGTGCTAACGCTGACTTAGCTGGTACTCTGGATGTAACAGGTGCTGCTAAGTTTGACAATAACGCTACTATAGATGGCAACACTATCATTGGTGATGCTAACACTAAGACTGTAGCTGTCAATGCTAAGATTACTACAGCACTTATTCCTACAACTAATGGCGTTAATTCGGTGGGTAGTGCTTCTGCTTACTGGGGAGACAGCTTTCTAAAGAGCGTAACTACCACAGGCAATGTCACTATTGGCGGTGACCTAACAGTTAACGGTGGTGCAGACTTTACTAATACTACACTGAATAACGTTACTGATCCTTCTAGCGCACAACAAGCCGCAACGAAGAATTATGTAGATACATCAATAGCTAACTTGATTGCGGGTGCTCCTGCTACACTAGATACGTTAGATGAGATTGCTGCAGCTATCAACGATGATAACAATGTTTATACTACTCTAACAAGCAGTATCGCAACTAAGTTACCTTTAGCTGGTGGAACCATGACTGGTGCCATTGCTATGGGTGGCAGCAAGATTACAGGTGCAGGTGCACCAACTACAGGTTCTGACCTCACTAATAAAACATATGTAGATGGCATTCTAGGTTCAGCAACCGCAGCAGCAGATAGTGCAGCAGATGCACAGAAGCTTGCTATTAACCCAGAAGACTCACAGTTCACACTTTCTGATAGTTCTACTACTGGCTTTTCTGCTTTGCATTACGCAGAGAAAGCAGAAGAGACTTATACTAATCTATTAGCTCTAGCTAGTGTAGTTAGTGCTACTGTAGCTGATTATGGGTTTATCAACACTTCACCAACTTCAACGTCAGACTACGGAGCATTATAAATGTCTACACAAATACAACGCCGTAGAGGCACAACATCAGATCATTCTACTTTTACAGGCGCTGGGGGTGAGATAACTGTTGATACAACAAAGAATACTATTGTTGTACACGATGGTTCTACACAGGGTGGCTTCCCTTTAGCTAAAGAATCAGCTGTAGCTTCCACAGTAGGTGGTTTAACAGATGTAACCATCACTTCTGTAGGTGCAGGAGAGATACTTAAATACAGCGGCTCTGAGTGGGTAAACAACACTCTAGCAGAAGCAGGTATTGTAGCTACAGGTGACATTGGTGTTAGTGTACAGGCTTTTGATGCAGATACTGCTAAGCTTGATGCTACAACGGCTAACTTTACAGGTACACTACAAAACGGTGGTAGTAACGTAGTAGTTGACACAGACATAGGTTCTACTGTACAAGGTTATGATGCTAACTTACCAGCATGGCCTGCAAGTGTAAGTGCTACAGAAGTAGGTTATCTCAACGGTGTCACCTCTGGCATTCAATCTCAACTAGATGTAAAAGCATCAACAGGAAAAGCCATCGCTATGGCTATCGTATTCGGTTAAAGGAGAAACTCAATGACCGCACCAAACATCGTAAATGTCAGCACAATCACTGGCAAAACAGATCAGATTGCATTATCTAGTACAGCTGCAACAGTACTGGTTTCTAATCCAGCTTCTTCTGGTAAAGTAGTTAAAGTAAACATGATTATAGTAGCAAACGTAGATGGGCTAAATGCCTGTGACGTTACTGTAGACTTGCATAGTGCAGCAGCAGGTGGCGGCACAGCCTTCTCTATTGTATCTACTGCATCTGTAGCTGCTGACTCTTCCCTTGTAGCACTAGACAAGAGTACCGCTATGTATTTAGAAGAGGATATGTCTCTCACTGTCACTGCTGGCACAGCAAACGACTTGGAAGTAATTGTTTCATACGAAGAGATTAGCTAATGCGGTTCATTGGTAACGCCCCTGTAGATGGTGAAGTTCGTGCTATCGCCTCTGGTGCGTTAGCCACTGGAGATACTGTTGTCGTTAATAGCGATGGGACTGTGAGTGTTATTTCAGGTTCTAGCACCTCTGAGTCTGCTGGATCGGATACAGTCTTCACCTCTGGTATTACGCCAAATAGCACTGCGGCTGTATATGATACCAACTCCAATAAAGTTGTAGTTTTTGTAGCTACAACAGGCACTGGTTATGCTTACGTTGGAACAGTTAGCGGAACATCAATCAACTTCACCTCTGGTACAAACTTTGAGTCTGGATCGGCCACTTTTGTAAAAGCTGCTTATGATCCAGTATCAGGAAAAATTTTAGTGCTATGGCAAACGGCTTCTCTCTTTAGGGCAAGGATGGCTACGGTAAGTGGTAGCTCCATTTCATATGGCTCTATTGTGACAGTAGATGCTGATAAATTAGAAGAAAGTGCCATTGCTTATGACACTGTAAATCAAAAGTTTGTTATTGCGTACACTGATTGGACAAACAATAATAGATACGGCACGGCTATAATAGGCACAGTCAGCGGTACAAGTATTAGTTTTGGCACCCCAGTAATCTTTAGATCAGCAAGAACAGACGCTACTTTTGCGTGTGTTTATGACGTATCTTCTGGTAAGACTGTTATTGCGTATAGTGAAGTAGCAGGATCAAATAACATAAATGCCATTGTGGGAACCATTAGCGGCACATCAATTAGCTTTGGAAGTGCGGTTACAGTTTCTACAACGGGATCATATACGACTGGTGTGTATGACTCCGCTTCTCAGAAAACTGTTATTTTTTACAAGAATAGCACAGGCAGAGCCAGAGTCGGCACAGTATCTGGCACATCTATTAGCTTTGGTACAGAAGCTGTCTTTGGAACCAACCCCGCCTATATCAGCACTGTGTACGATACAACGGCACAAAAAATTGTTGTCTCTTACAACGAGAATTTTGCCACTACCGAAATGCAATCTGCGAAAGTTTCAGGCACTGATATTACTTTTGATAGCCCCCTAGAAGTTTCAAATAGTGTCTACACAGATGCTCTTTCTTCTGCGTATGACCCCGACACAGGTAAAGTAATCTTGACTTACAAAGACAATGGCAACTCTAACAACGGCACTTACGTTGTTTACCAAGCGGGTTACACCTCCACCAACCTCACCTCTGAAAACTTCATAGGCTTTGCCAATAGCGGCTACGCTGACGGTCAATCCGCAGCACTTAACTCGACCTGCTCCGTGGACAAGAACCAATCTGGTTTAACGGCTGGCGAGACTTACTATGTGCAGACTGACGGCACTTTGGGTACAACCCCTGCTGATCCGTCTGTATTGGCTGGTACAGCCATCTCTTCTAACTCTATCATCGTAAAAGGATAAACTAAGATGAAAACTATCGTTGAAACATCAAGCGGTCTGAGCAAGTATCTCCTTGCTGATGACGTGACAATCACAGCTACTGCTGATAACATTACTGTAGGTGATCCTGCACAGTTCATCATTGGTGACTTGAACAGCACCACAGTGACCATCACCGACAACGTGACAAACGCCCCAGAAGACTGGTCTGGCAATAAGTACACGTTTGACGGCACTACATGGACACTGAACCCTAATTGGGTAGACCCAGAAGCAGAAGACGGGGAATAATATAAATGCGCATCATTGGTAACGCTGAAAAAGCGAGAGAAGTACAGGCCGTTGCCAGTGGTGTGTTGCCCAGTGGACAGCCTGTTGTGGTGAACAGCGATGGGACTGTGAGTGTTGCGGCTGAAACAAGCATTACTCAAGGGGTAGGAAGCAATACAACATTTGAGTCTGCTACTAGTAGTTGGAACGCTTCTGCTTACGACTCAAATGTAAAACGAATAGTTATAGCTTATAGTGACGAGGGTAATTCTAGTGCTGGTACTGCTGTAGTTTGTGCAGTGGACGGTACAAGTCTTACCTTTGGAACACCTGTTGTATTCTCTTCTAATGAAGTAAACCATATTTCTGTCGCTTTTGATTCCTCAAACAATAAAATTGTTATTGCTTGGCACAACTATAATTCTGGTACAGACACAGATACAGGAAAAGCTATCGTTGGAACTGTAAATAGTTCTAACAATTCTATATCATTTGGCTCTGCTACAACTTTTGAGTCTGGTAATTGCGATTCAACAGGTTGTGGGTTTGACTCTACTAATAATAAGATTGTTATAGCCTACAAAGATCATAACAATTCTAGCCGTGGAACAGCCATAGTTGGCACTGTAAGTGGCACAAGCATTAGCTTTGGTAGTGCAGTTGTTTTTGACGCTACACCAACTACTCGTAATATAGTTATGTTTGATTCTTCTAATGATAAAATTGTTATTGCATATTCAGATCAAGCTGATGGAGATGATGGCTTTGCTATTGTTGGCACTGTATCAGGTACGTCTATTTCTTTTGGGTCTCGTACAAAGTTTGAAACAGGCGGTGTGTTTGGGAATTGGATGGGGGGCGCTTTTGATTCAACAAACAATAAAATAGTTATTGCCTACGCCGATAATAATAATAGTGCATATGGAACAGGAATAGTAGGAACAGTAAGCGGAACATCTATTAGCTTTGGTACTCCTACTGTTTTTGAGTCGGCAAACTCAAATTACATCAATGTTGCTTACAACACTGCTGCTGGCAAAGTGATTATAGCCTATCAAGACAAAGGCAATTCGGATACAGGGACGTATGTTGAAGGTACTGTCTCAGGCACATCTATTAGTTTTAACACACCAGCCACGTTCCCAAGTACGGCAGACGCTATTTATATATCTGTTGCTTATGACTCAGATCAATATGCCTCTATCATTTCGTTTAGAAATACTGACAATTCTTCACATGGTACGGCTTTTTCATACCAAAGCACTGCATCAGTCACCAACCTCACCTCAGAGAACTACATCGGCATGTCTGATGGGGTGGTTAATGTTGATAGCCAGACAGAAGATATAGGCTCTGCATCAATTTTTGAAAGTGCTGATGTTCAACACCTCAGCGCTGCTTTTGATAGCAATTCAAATAAAGTAGTTATTGTTTATAGAGACAATGCTAATTCATATTACGGGACTGCTGTCATAGGCACAGTGAATGGTACAAGTATTAGCTTTGGAAGTCCTGTTATTTTTAATAGCAGAAATGTTAACTATAATTCGGTAGTTTATGATAGCAATGCTCAAAGAATAGTTATTGCTTACACTGATACTGGCCCAGATATAGGCACTGCTATCGTCGGAAATGTAAGCGGTACATCCATTAGTTTTGGAACAAAAGCTGTTTATCAAAATTCAGCCAGTTACGATTCTTCTATTGTCTATGACCCTAATTCAAATAAAGTAGTTATTGCTTTTAAACATTATGCTAATGCAGAAAGGGGTAAGGCTGTTGTTGGTACGGTGGATGGCAGCGGTATTAGCTTTGGTTCAGTAACTACATTTGAAATGGGTCAAGCGCAACGTATTGTTTCTACCTTTGACACTCATAATAATAAGGTAGTTATTGCTTACAGAACTAGCGCAGGTAAAGCTGTAGTTGGAACTGTATCGGGAACGAGTATTAGTTTCGGAACTGCTGTTACATTTAAGAATGAAGTTACAGAAGCTATCGGGCTTGCCTTTGACACCAGTAATAATAAGGTTGTGTTAGGTTATCTAAATGGAGCTGGTGATAAAGGCCATGCCGTGGTCGGGACTGTATCGGGAACCTCTATTAGCTTTGGTGCAGAGGCAACTTTTGAAAGTGGCGCTGCGTATGAAATTAAGCCTGTCTTTGACAGCAGTATTAATAAAACTATTATGGTTTATCAAGATGGTGGAAATTCTGATAATGGGACAGTTGCAGTGGGAACTGTAAGCGGCACTTCTATTAGCTTCGAAGATCCAACTGTTTTCGCTGCGGTAGACATTAAGCTATTAGCAACTGTTTTTGATAGTAGTAATAATAGAGTTGTTACTGCGTATAGAGACGGGGATAATTCTAATTACGGTACATCTGTAGTCTTCCAGCCAGGCTACCAAGACATAGTCAGAGGCCAAGTCGCAGATGGTGTCAATGCTGAGATCAATATCAAGGGCGCTGTGGCTGAGAACCAAGTAGGCCTCACCGCAGGCCAAAGTTACTACGTCCAGACGGACGGCACACTGGGTACGACACCAGCAGACCCAAGTGTATTCGCTGGCACTGCTGTAGCTGCAACCAAACTTATCGTGAAGGGCTAAGACATGGCACTAGATACCATTCCGAAGCAAGAGGGCGGTAAGCTCAAGGCCGTTGCATCTGGG